GTATGGCATATCCAGTTAAAAATCCGCATGTAACTTGCGAGTACGGTGTCAAAGGAAATCAATGGATGTCAGGTTGGCATCAAGGAGTAGACTTTGGTGCCTCAGTGGGCACACCAATTTATGCGGTAGCAGATGGTATTGTTACATCTGTTGGCGCACAAGGACCTAACCTTGGTAAGTTTTCCCCAACTATCAAGCACAAGTTCCGTTTTCGTACTTACTTCTGCACATACGCACATGTAAAGAAGTCGTATGTAAAGGCTGGGGACATTGTTAAAATAGGTCAGCACATTGCTGATGTTGGTCTTGAGGGTTTAAGCTCTGGTCCACATCTACATTTTGAAGCCCAACCTACACCGTTCTGGCAAGTTGGTAAGGGCGTTAACCCTAAGTGGATTTTCCGCTACAAGGGTAAGACCGCTAAGTAATATGTTTACGGGAACATTATTTCCCTATCAAGTCGAAGCCGTAGATCGTATGTGCGAGCAAAATAAAATGCTTGTTGCATACGATCTCGGTTTAGGCAAAACTGTTCTAACCATTGCTGCGTTAGAACGTTTGATGGCGGAGGACAGTTTAACACCAGGGCTTATTATCTGCCTGTCTAGTTTAAAATACCAGTGGGCTAACTCAATCACAAAGTTTACCGACGGTACCTCTAGGCCATTAGTAATTGACGGTACACCTAAGCAACGTCAGGCTCAATACGCTGAAGCTATGGACTGGGAAATGTCTGGCGTTGACTACATCATCATGAACTACGAACAAGTAGTTAACGATTGGGACTTTGTAAAGAAGTTGCCACGGGCTTTTGTTGTTCTGGACGAAGCTACCGCTATTAAGTCTTTCAGGTCTAAGCGCTCAAAGAAAGTAAAGCTTCTTTCAGATGCTCCTGTAAAGTTTGCTCTTACTGGTACACCAATTGAAAACGGTAAGCCAGAAGAGTTATTTAGCATCATGCAGTTTGTAGAAAAGAACGCGCTGGGTCGCTTTGATATCTTTGACCAAACTTTTATTGTTCGTAACACTTGGGGTGGGGTAGACCGCTACCGTAACTTACCCGTACTTCATCAGAAGATGAAAGAAGTATCCGTCCGCAAATCTCAAAAAGACGCTGACGTAGCACCTTTCCTTCCTGACTCTATTCATAAAGACCCGCTGACAGTACCCTTTGATAGAAAGACTGCCAAAGTGTACTCCAAGATTGTCACTGATCTTTTGTACGATTTAGATAACGCCCAAGCTTTATTCGGCACTTCATTTAACGTCATGGCTCATTACGGGTACGAGCGCTCTAGCGGAAGCCAAGCAGATGAACTGCGCGGAGCCATTATGTCTAAAGTCGGATGCTTAAAGATGCTATGCTCGCACCCAGACTTAATCCGTGTAAGCGCTACTAAGTTTGCAAGCATGGGTCCAGACGGCTCACAGTACGCCTACGACCTTGTAGAAGACGGGCACATGGATAACGTAGTATCTGGCCCTAAACTAGATTTGCTTATCGAATATGTTAATAACTTCTTAGACTTACGACCAGATAACAAGGTAGTAATCTTTGCCAGTTATGTAGACATGGTACGCATCATCCAAGAAAATATTGGGGTTGAGCGTTCTAGGACATATACTGGGCAAATAGATGCCAAGACTAAAGAGGAGAATAAAATTGCTTTTAACAACGACCCTAGCGTCCGTGTCCTTATCAGCAGTGATGCTGGGGGTTACGGCGTGGACCTTCCTGCCGCCAATCTTCTGGTTAACTATGATCTCCCTTGGTCGTCGGGTGCGGCTACGCAAAGAAATGGCCGCATTAAACGCGCATCCAGCACGTGGGAAACCATCGTCATTCAAGACTTATTAATAGCTGGTTCTATAGAAGTACGTCAGCATGCGGCTTTACAACAGAAAAGTTCAATAGCCAATGCGGTTATGGACGGCGAAGGTATTGATGACAAGGGTGGAGTAGACCTCACACTAGGGTCACTAAGGGCTTTTGTAGCAAATACTTCTGTCTGATATTAGTTAAATAGTTTACCTCGTGTTAAACTATAAAAGTATGTTAGACAGAACCAAACGTCTGATTGCCGCTGTTGCGCTTCTTGTGAGCTTGCTCATATCGCTACCAGCAGCCCCCAGTCAGGCTAACGCTAATGAACAACATAGATCTTGCCGCAATGTGGCTGTGTCAAGATCTTACACGAGGCTTCCTTACGCCTCCCCACAATATAACAAACAGGTCGCAAGACGGTACATGGCTTCCAAGTACGGATGGTGTGGTCAGCAGTATGTCTGCTTGGTCAAACTATGGGAGCACGAAAGTGGTTGGAGAGCATCCGCCCACAACCCGTCAGGAGCTCACGGTATTCCGCAAGCTCTTCCTGGAAACAAGATGTCTGTCGTAGGAACAGACTGGCGTAGTAATCCTCATACGCAAATCAAATGGGGACTCAAGTACATTAAATCCCGCTATGGATCACCTTGTAATGCTTGGTCATCTTGGCAAAACAAGGGTTGGTACTAGGCACTAAACTCTAGGCTTTGTTGCAATGCAACAAAGCCTAGAGTGTGTGCTAAGATATCTGGTACAAGCTGCCAACTATAAGGAGAATTACATGGCAACCAATTTCAACGCTTTGCTTTCTGACGATCAGAAGCGAGCAATTCTAGAACAAAACATTCAACAACTGGCTTACCAGGGTTACCAGCACGAACTAAACATGAAGACTGCTGAGTCATTGGGTAGCGAAGAGGGCGTAACTTCAGCCCATGAATACCTTTCTCAGGTAGAGGCTGCATTGTCTGTTCATCAGGAACAGCTTTCATTACTACCAGAGACTGCTGAAGTAGCAGAATAGCAATGCACTCCTGAGTATGATGTAAAACTACTCACCTTCCCGCTTAGCTCAACGGCAGAGCGCAGAGCTGTTAACTCTGATGTTCATGGTTCGAATCCATGAGTGGGAGCATATTTTTGTTGCGCTACATTGCAATAAACGTAACATAAATGTTGCATTACACTGCAATTGTCAGTACATTTAGGTACAATATAAGTATGCCTAACGCACCTAAGACTCCTACTCGGACAGTCCGCATTGACGACGAGCTTTGGCTTGCTATTCAAGCACAGGCAAAAATAGACGGCGTTACTGTAACCAGCATCATTATTGATGGATTATTATCTTATTTAAAAAACGCACGGCTTGAGGCAAACTCTGTGGTAGAGTAACTCTTGAGCCGAAAGGGGTGGTCACATGGAGTTACCAGAGATCATTGACTATGTACGACAGAACGTTGTATTAAGCGAACGCATCAGCGAACTTACTGCAATGCAATCAGAACTAAAGAAATCTCTTAGAGAAGGTATCGCCTTACTCGGCATTGAGAATGATAAAGGTCACGTTGTTATTGACCTAGACGATGAAGTATCAGGCGTCCGAAGTATTATGCAACAGCGCAAGGTATCTAAGAACTTAGACATTGATGTCGCAGAAACTATCCTAAAGGCTAAGGGATTACATGAGCGCTGTGTCGAAATGCTTCCTGTCTTGAACGAAGACGAGATCATGAAAGCATATTGGGAAGGCGACATTACCGAAGAAGACATTGACGCAATGTTTCCTGCTAAAGTTACTTGGGCACTAGTCACCACTAAGAACTAATCATGGAAGACTTTATCGATGAGATGTTTGCGGCTGTTGATGCTTACTACCCAGGTAGCAAACGTAAGCGTATAACAAAAGTTGACGCTCCCGTAGTTAAGGTAGTAGAGTGGGACTCTCGACCATACACAAAGACTTTGCCAAATGGCCAAGACGTGGAATTTTTCACTATTGGTGCTTTGGCTCAGGCACTAGGTAGGCCAGTCATTACTATCCGTCATTGGATAACAAATGGTTACATACCAACATCTACATATAAGATGCCTAGTGTGACAGACAAAAATGGTGACGCACGGCAAGGTCGTTGGCTTTATACTAGGGCCATGATTGAAACCGCTGTAGAACTATTTGACAAGAACGGCCTTCTAGACTTAAATAGGATAGAGTGGTCCAGCAAGAAGAAAGTTTCACAAGAACTTTCTGAAACGTGGAGTAATCTGCGGTTCACTGAAAACACCTAATTACATTAATCACACTAATCACAAAGGAAACCTGACATGACTGTCAACCCCACCGAAGACAAGTACACTGTAGCCAATAACTTTGGCGAAGATTTCGACATCGATGCACGACCAGCACAGGCCACTAGCGCCGCGATTGGTTCAGGCTGGGATGATGCTGAGAAGCTAACTGTAGTTTCTAGCGATTTCCCAACCGAGTTCCGCCAAAGCGAGCAGGCTCAGCTAATCAAGTTCATTGGTGACGGCCCCTTCGCTACATACAAGATGCACTTCTTGAGCCAGAAGACTTCGGGCAAGCGTTCATACGTCTGCCTAGACCCAAAGAACAGCGTAGGCTGCCCGCTTTGTGTCAAGCTTAGTCATAAGGCTGAAGACAAGCGCTCTTTCACTATCGTTAACTTTACGGCAGAGGGTGGCCCACAACGCCAGATCCTTACTGCTACACCGCGTTTGTATCGCACACTTGCTTCAGCAAACGCATCCCCACAAGGTCCACTTAACAAGCACTTTTGGTCACTAAGCCGTAGTGGTGTTAAGCAGACAACTGTTTACAACCTAATCCCTGTTAAAGAACGCGACATCCAGGAAGACTGGGCAATTAGCGCCGATGATGTTAATACATTCCTCAGCGTTGTTGAGCCGTACTCCAACTCAGACATTCATGAGCACACTTTTGCTCAGTTGACTGAGATCGCTAACGACCTTCTCTAACACACACAGGCTGCCACTAGCCGTAGGTACCCCCTTTACCTACGGCTAGTGGCTTTTAGGGGCAAACAATGAATATTATTACTACAGTTGACCAACTGAACGAAATGGTCGCACATTATTTGACACAAGATGCTTTTGCGTTTGACGTAGAAACTGTTGGACCACAGCGAGGATTGACTCCAGTCAATGAAGTACTTTGGATTAGCTTTGCTACTCACGGTAGATGTGATGTTATCCCGATGGGTCATCCGAATGGACAATTCATCGAAGAAATCTTCCCGCTTACGGGTCAAGGAGAAGCCCGAGTAGAGGCTGGTCTGACTGCTCGTCCTAGTGATTACTCACGAGACAAGAAAAAAGCCACCAAGCTATTTAATGATGCCCCTGCCCAGTTGTACCCTGCTGAGGTATTTGCGGCTTTACGTCCACTAATGTTTAACGACAGTATTTTAACTGTCGGGCATAACCTTATCTTTGATTTGACTTCAGTCACTAAGTACTACGGCAATGAAGTTCCTATTGGCCCGTACTTCGATACCATGATTGCTTCTTTCCTTATCGACAATCGCAATAAGAATAAGTGTGGTCTAGATGCTTGCCTTAAGCGCGAGTTCGGCTATGAGATGGTTAAGGGTGTAGGTAAAGAGGTAGAGGTCTACTCATTTGATGAGGTAGCCAAGTATGCGTACCTTGATGCCAAGTACACGTTCTTACTCTGGAAGACTCTGGATAAGAAAGTAAAAGATGGCAACTTTTCTTTGGTCATGGACCTAGAGATGGATGTACTTGCAGTACTTTGCGCCATGAAACTAACAGGTGCACCTATTGATGTTGAAGCGCTTACCGAGCTAGACACTCAACTACGCGCTGACATCGAACTAGCGCGTTCAGACATATTCCGCATTGCTGGTCGGGTGTTTAACATTAACTCCAATCAGGAGAAACAGTTCCTTATGTACTCTAAGAAAGATCAAGGCGGTCGTGGACTTAAGCCTAAGGTGCTTACCCTTGCTGGACAGAAGAAGAAAGATGCTGGAGAAGAACTACGCTTCTCAAATTATTCAGTATCTGCTGAAGCTTTAGAGGCATACCGAGCACAAGACCCTTTAGTAGATGCTCTACTTAAGTACGCAGACCTTAATAAACTAAGTACCACCTATGTAGTCCCTTACTTAGGTGGAGAAGTAGTTAGGACACTTAATGGAAAAGAAAAGCGTGAACAAAAAGATAGCCTCCTCATTAATGGCCGCATCCATTGCGACTTCATTCAACACGGAGCCGAGACAGGCCGCTTCAGTAGCCGCAACCCAAATCTCCAAAACGTACCCGCCCCCCATACACCACATGGAAAGTCCATCCGCAATCTTTTCTACGCCCCTGAAGGACACAAGTTGGTGGTTGCGGACTACTCGCAGATTGAACCTCGCGTTATTGCGTCTATGTCAAAAGACCCCATCATGATGCAGAATTACTTAGATGGCAAAGACATCTATACTACCGTAGGCGATACTATGGGTATTGATCGTAAGGCTGGTAAGACCCTTGTTCTTGCTATGGCATACGGCGTGGGCCCTGCCAAGATTGCTAGTCAGATTGGTTGTTCAGCAACTGAGGCTAGGGACTTGCTAGATAGGTTCTCGGCAGAATTTTCATCAGTATCTTCGTACAGGATTAAGCTCCTAGCGGCTGCTCGCTTAGAGACTGTGCCTAACGTTACTACTATTTTAGGTCGCAAGCGCTTTCTGCCTGACCTTTCTTCACGCGACCATATGCTTAAGTCCAGTGCTGAGCGCCAAGCCTTTAACACCCGTATTCAAGGTTCTGCGGCTGACATCATTAAATTAGCAATGGTCCGTGCGTATGATAAGATTCCGAAAGAAGCGCGATTACTGTTAACTGTTCACGATGAGTTAGTTACTTTAACGCCAGATAGCAAAGTAGATGAGACCGTGGAAGCAATTAGAGAAGCAATGGAAGGCATCAAGTTGTTGTCTGTCCCGCTAATCGCTGACATCAAAACTGTAAACCGTTGGGGTGAAGCAAAGTGAATTGGAAATTTTGGCAAAAAGATACTGGACCAGAGTTTATTATCGAGACTGAAGACGTGCCTACTAGTACACTGCTTCGTTGGTTTCTTTATGACAGCGCTATTCCTAATCCAAATAAGCACGCTAAAGCTCTTGGGTTTAATCCAATTAGCGCAGAGGGTGAGGAGATGGAGTTGCGCGAAAGCATTGCTAGGCTTGAGCGTTTAAATCCGTACTTAGAGTACATTGCCTTGGCTTCTGACATTAGTGGACAGATGCTTGCAGAAACCTTTACTGATGTTTTATCCAAGGCTGGTCTTATTGATCCAGACGACCCGTCAGAAGACCACAGAGATGCTCTTGCTGAGTTGTACACTACTATTGCACTATCGTGCTTAGTCCCAGCATTTTCATCTGCTTTACATCTAGGTATCATCGTCAATCCAGGCGCATATGTTTCAGGAGCATACAATGAGTAGTAATTGGTGGGCATCTAAGCTAGGTACTCCTGCTCCCGCAGTAGCCCCTACACCGCCCTATTCACCCCCACAGCCAGTCCCATTCAACCCAGTACCTCAGCAACCTATGCCTGGAGAAGCGCATCAGCGCCTTCCACAGAGCGCTACGTTGGCTTCCAGATGCCCAGGGTGCAACAGCGGTAACTATGGCAAGTCCAGCCCTGAGCATCAAGCCCGTTGCTACGACTGTGGCTATCCTGTGGTTCAAGCGGGTAGCGGTATGACTGGTGTGGGCAACTCTGTTACTGGTCCTACAATGCCTGCTCGACAGTCCACAACGGCAAATAACTTCAACCCACAAGGAATCATAGGTCACATCTAATGGACGCAGATCTCGCTAAGGCTATTAATAAGTTCAATAAAAAGCATGGGGATAACATGATTATCCTTGGCTCTCTTATCAAAGATGAAGTAATGGGCAGGATGACCACAGGGTCACTTGCTCTTGATGTCATTCTAGGTGGGGGTTTCCCAGTAAATCAGTGGCATGAAATTATTGGGGAAGCTTCTAATGGTAAGACTGCGCTTGCTCTTAAGACTGTAGCCGCTAATCAAAAGCGCGACCCTAATTTCACTACTGTATGGGTAGCCGCTGAGTCTTGGGTACCTTCCTATGCAGAAATGTGTGGGGTTGACCTTTCTCGCATCTATGTAGTAGCCACTAACGTAATGGAAGAAGCTTATGAGGCTGTCATTGAACTAGTAGAAACCAAGGCCGTTGACTGTGTAGTCCTAGACTCACTTCCAGCGCTAGTACCTACAGCAGAAGATGATAAGAACATGGATGAAGCGACTGTCGGTCGTGGTGCACTGCTTACAGGTAAGTTCTTTCGCAAGGTGGGTAAGGCTTCACGCCGCTCACTAGTAGAAGATGAGCGCCCTTTCATTGGCCTAATCATCAACCAGTACCGCATGAAGATCGGCGTTATGTATGGTGACCCACGCACTACTCCAGGCGGAGAGGCTAAGAACTATGCTTTCTTTACACGCATTGAAGTCAAGCGTGATGATTGGATTGAAACTGGTGCAGGTCAGGAAAAGCGCAAGGTTGGGCAAACCATCAAGA